AGGCAAGGGAGCTATAAGAAAGTTCTTAGCTGGTTTAGGAATCGTAGGTGCATTGGGAGCATATATTAGTAGTGAAGATGAAGCCATACTACAAAAAATGGCTGTGAAATATGACCAAGCACAGACTCCACAAGAGCGAGCACAAATCAAGCACGACATTGAAAGAGTTACCAAAGGTAGCTTAGTCAAAGAAGAAGGTATGGCAGAGGCCCATCCAAATCAACAATTATCTAGATATAACCCTGATGGCACAACGTATAAAGGATCCTATAATAAAATGCCAATATTGGATCCTGATGACCCTGTACATAATGCTGACAGGTACGGGCCTGAGCACGACGAACCATATGAAATGGATTTCGACAAGGAAGATTTAAAACGTGCTATTGCTAAAGGTATGTCAGATTTATCCGATACCGCTAAACGTGTTCTTGAACTTAGATTTTGGGATAATCTAACACTCGACCAGGTGTCGGCAGAGCTTGGATTATCCAGAGAAAGAATTCGACAAATAGAAGCAAAAGCTCTTCGTCAATTAAGACATCCGTCAAGATCAGATAGATTACGCCCATTTGTTCATCCAGAGGTGTCGGAAGACCTTGATGCTAACCAAAAGCGTGTAGGACAATTAGGCCCATATGAAAAGGTTGGCCCACAAGGCGCTGTAGGCAAATTGGTTGGTGGTGAAAGTATTAGAGAAGGTCAAGAAGACCTAGATACTATCAGACGTTTATTAGGTGAAGGGTTAGCAGGTGAATTTGTAGGTGGCGCCCTTGGAGGAATCGCTGGCAATCTAGCGGGCGACGCACTTGGCGGACCAATTGGTGGAATTGTCGGCGGCGCAGTAGGTAGTACCGCCGGCGGAATGGCTGGACGCGAATTAACCAAAGAAGACCAACTTAATGAGTTTGCCTTTCTTGCACCTGCATTAGCGGCTGGCGCAAGAACATTGTTACCATTATTATCTCGTGTAGGACCTGCCTTGGGTCGTATGGCATCTACTGCTGGCAAAGCTGGAGCACAAGTGGCTGGTAAAGCAGCGACTGGAATTGGTAAAGGTGCTTTAGAACTTGGTAAGTCAGCAGCACAGTCAACCGCTCAAAATGCAGGTAAAGTTGGACTAGGGGCCGGTATTTATTCTATGGCAGATGAGATTGGTAAATCAATTCCTCAAGGACTGAATAAAGTTTATACTGATGCAACATCCGCAGCAAGCGCATTAACTACCATTCTTGGTAATGCAATCGATGGTAAAACTATTGGTGATCTAGCAGCGGCTGCGGCTAAATATGCAATACCATTAGGTATGCTATTAGCCGTATTGTACGGTGGTAAAAAACTTATTGACCAAGTAATGACTGAAGGGGAAGATGATAGTAGTATGGGATCAATTGGTAAAACATTTGAAGGTCAAGAAGACCTAGATACTATCAAACGATTATTGGGTAAATAAACTTCTAAAAAACCGCACAAAAAAGTGCGGTTTCCCATATATGGGATAAATATATATTGACATGTCGCTGTGAGTATCTTATACTTACGATGTGTTAGTCGCATTGGCATGCGGCGAATAGTAAACAAAGAGACCATCTCAATTTTTATATAAGGAGAAAATAAAATGGCCACACTTCAAGAAATTAGACAGCGTATTCAAGCACAAGAAAACAAAGCTAAGGGTTCTAATACCCAATCAGATAATTCAATTTATCCCCACTGGAACGCAGACGAAGGTACGACAGCTACCGTTCGTTTCCTACCAGATGCGAATCCTTCAAATACGTTCTTTTGGGTAGAACGTCAAATTATTAAACTTGCCTTTAATGGTGTAAAAGGTAGTACCGATTCCAAACGTGTTGAAGTACAAGTGCCATGCCTAGAAATGTATGGAGATTCTTGTCCTATTCTAGCAGAGATTCGTCCATGGTACAAGGACGAGACTCTTAAAGAAATGGCTAACAAATATTGGAAAAAGCGTTCATACTTGTTTCAAGGGTTTGTACGTCAAAACCCAATTGGTGATGACAAAGTTCCCGCGAATCCTATTCGTAGGCTCATTATCTCCCCGCAAATCTTTACTATCATCAAATCTTCATTGATGGATCCTGAAATGGAAGAATTGCCAACTGACTATATGCGTGGTCTTGATTTTAACATCAAGAAAGCTAGCAAAGGTGGTTATGCTGATTATTCAACTTCAAATTGGGCACGTAAAGAAAGTGCCTTGACTCAGGCTGAACAAGATGCTATTGAAGCCCATGGTCTTTTCAATCTTACTGAGTTTTTGCCTAAAAAGCCAAATGAGGCTGAGTTGCGTATTATCAAAGAAATGTTTGATGCTTCAGTAGATGGTCAACCATATGACAATGATCGTTGGGGATCATACTATCGTCCATATGGGCTAGAAGCACCTGTTGGTAATGGTAGCCAAGCAGTTGCTACTGAAGCCAAGGTTGATCATAAACCCGTAGAAGCAATTGAAGACGATGAGTCTGTTGCTTCGGCTGAGCCTATCTCAATTCCTAAAGCACCAGCTGGTGACAAGGCACAAGATATATTGGCGCTAATTCGGGCCCGTCAGAATAAGCCTGCTTAAGTAGAGAGGGGAGGGTATATACCCTCCCTATACAGGAGAATAACATGACATTACCAGACGAAAGATATCGTGCCTTAAAGCAGGGTAAAAAACTATTAGAAGAACTATGTGATCCGGGTCGTACTCCCCGTGTTCCTAGTTTGGTCAGAGATAAGGCTAGAACAGCACTTAGGCACTTTCCTAGCGATTATGAAATTGACCGTATGGCTGATCAATGTCCCGAGATACTTGATAATCAACCATTTAGTGTGTATAATATTGGATTAAACAGATAATAAGGAAAACTATTATGTCAAAATTAAGCAAATTAGATAAAGTAAATGAATCAATCACTATCAATCGTTATGACAATGGTTGGATGGTTGAAGTAGGCGGTCGTAATGATGAAAGTGATTGGACACACTGTAAGATTGTATGTAATTCAGAAGAGGAAGTTCTTGATGTAGTTAAAGAATGGAATACAATGGATTTGGACAGTTAAGATGACGAAACCATTTGATGTAGGCAAATTCCGTAAGGAAATAACAAAAAGTATCGACGGTCTATCAATTGGGTTTAACGACCCTACTGATTGGATCTCAACAGGAAATTATGCTCTCAACTACCTCATTAGCGGTGATTTTAATAAAGGCGTACCTCTTGGTAAAGTTACTGTCTTTGCCGGAGAATCAGGAGCAGGAAAATCATTCATCTGCTCAGGAAACCTAGTACGCCATGCACAAGAACAAGGCATCTTTGTGGTCTTAATTGATTCAGAGAATGCATTGGATGAATCATGGCTACACGCATTGGGTGTATCAACTGACGAAAGCAAGCTGTTGAAACTTAACATGGCAATGATTGACGAAGTGGGTAAAACTATTTCTATGTTTGTCAAAGACTACAAAGCAATGCCAGAGTCAGAACGACCAAAGGTATTGTTCATCGTTGATTCATTGGGTATGTTGTTGACACCCACTGATGTTAATCAGTTTGAAGCAGGTGATATGAAAGGTGACATGGGTCGTAAGCCCAAAGCACTAACCGCACTTGTTCGTAACTGTGTTAATATGTTTGGCAGTTTAGGTATTGGCTTGGTTGCTACTAATCACACATACGCAAGTCAGGATATGTTTGACCCAGATGATAAAATTTCAGGTGGTCAAGGCTTTGTCTATGCAAGTAGTATTGTAGTTGCAATGAAAAAACTCAAACTCAAAGAGGATGAGGATGGTAATAAGATTTCAGAAGTACGTGGTATTCGGTCGGCATGTAAGATTATGAAAACTCGTTATGCCAAACCTTTTGAAAGTGTGCAAGTTAAAATCCCATACGAAACAGGAATGAGCCCCTATTCAGGTCTACTTGATATGATTGAAAAGGCTGAACTTGTTAAGAAAGAAGGTAACAGTCTTGTTTACACTACCCTTGATGGAGAAATCATTAAGAAGTTTCGTAAAGCATGGGAAGCAAATACAGATGGTTGTTTAGATAAAGTAATGACCGAATATAGCCAAAAAACAAATCGTAAGATAAGTAATGTATTACCTGAGGAGGAAAATGCAGAATGAGTCTAGATATTATTTCATCCGTTTGGGATGCATTGAGTACACATATTGATTTAAATGAACGTAAATATGCCGCAGAAACATTAATTGATTTTTTAATTGACAATGATTTTCAGCCAAATGAAATTTTAGAACATTTTCAAGGTGATTCTGAAATGACCCGTGCAATTAAAGGATGGGTTGATCAATACGGTGATGATTTTGATGTTGATGACATAGAAGACGCAGACACAGACGATTGGGATTAAATGGCAAATTGGTACACAAGAATCGCACAAGATTTATCTGTTATACCTGATTTTATCACTCACTATGAATTTGAACTTGCTACGGCAAAAAATGAAGTAAAGATATACGGCAATGTTGAAAAAAACATTGCCGCACTTCCCGGCATTACTGAAAGGAGATTTAACCAGCTTCAAGAAATTGAGGCTGTGTTAAACTACCTAAATATTCAATTACGGAAAATTCGCCGAAAACATTTTCAAAAATATCTAGAAGCGTATAATAGAGCATTGACTAGCCGCGATGCCGAGAAATACGTTGATGGCGAAGATGAAGTTATTGATTTTGAAACTATCATTAACGAAGTTGCCCTACTAAGAAATCGTTGGTTAGGAATCATGAAGGCGTTAGACTCTAAAAACTTTATGTTAGGTCATGTAGTTAGGCTAAGAGCAGCCGGCATGGAAGATATTCAAATAGGATAATTATGAAGCATTATAATCAAAACACCATGTGGAATCAAGCAATTCCATCACTCACTACCTGTCAAATTGGTTCTTTGCAATCTTATAATATTAACAGTACATTAAATTATCCTAATACATCTCCTATTAATCTCAATGATATTTTAAGAGCAACAAATAATTACCAAGATGGTAAGTATGTTAAAACTTATCAAATTATTGAGGCTGCTGAAGATTTATTGGTGTTGAGTGTAGCCCATAAAAGATTATTGAGTGAAAATATTTCATTACTTGCAAAATCATTTTCTTTTAAAAATATTCTTGATTCAACTATTTTTGAAAATTTAAATGATAATGACCGAGAAATCGCTAGCACAATTAGAAAGTATTATAGCCAACAAATCTTAATGTGGGCACTTAAAGGAATTAAACTAACGGCATTTAGAGAAGATTTAAAAACTTATATCAACGGTGAAGGTAATAAATTTGTAGAGAATACTATTCCATTAGTAACTAAATTGCCTTATTTTTATGATTACGATATTAAATTAGATGAAATAAAAAGAGAGTTTACTACAGATACTGAAGGGTTTAATCCTGCTGCTACTAATAAGCCTAGTAAGAATAGTTACATTTTAACCCCAATTAAATCACTATCTCGTAAAACTAAAAGAGTAAAGTGTATAGAATATTGGTTGAAAGATAATTATAATCAAGCCTATAAAATAGAAATTGAACATAACAATCCTTTACAACACTTATGGGATAAAACTTTTAATTTCAAAAAATTAGAAATATTGGGTTACACTAAAGTAAAACGTTTGGATGATTTGAATTATTTTCAAATATTTGGTTGGGAAGTGTTGTAATTTCACTACATTTTGGAAAGTTGACAATAAATGGGCATGGGCGTATAATGAAATTATACACTGAGAAAACGGAGAAACAAATGGAATTTGAAGCTACAGTCATCAATACTATTAAACCAATACTAGGCTCAACAGAATTGGTAGATTTCAGTTATGGCACACTGTTCGTAAACTGTGCCGAAGAAACTGCCCGTTGTATTTTCCACACACTTTGTGACAATTTTGGCGGAGTGAACAAGGTCCGCATCAGCAAGTGTGGCGAAGAATTTGCCTACGATTTTGTCGCTTGACAATAAATGGTTTTGGGCGTACAATATACATATAGATTGATTAAAGGAGTCTGAAATGTTTGTTGTTTTTAATACCAAGTTTCCAAATCAAGACAAGCGTTACTTTAAAACTGCCGCAGGAGCCAAACGCAGTGCTACTTGCGCTAACCGTAACGCAGGCAAATTTGTTTACAACTATGTTGAGGAATCTTGGTTTGAACTCAAGTATGGCCCGGTTGGTACTAAGGTTGTCAAGAACCTGATGACTGGTCAAAACATTGAAATTCCCGAGGATACTCCTTGGTGTTGCAATCCTGCTAGTGAAGCCTATTGGTCAATGTAAAAGTTGACAATAAATGGATTTGGGTCTATAATAGAATCTTAGACAGTTAGATAACGGAGTAAGTGATGCAAGTCGGTGATATTGTAAAGTCCCTAGATTTTAATGGTATTGACAATTGTTATATGGTTGGTAAAGTTGTCGGTATTCAATACGACGGCCTGTTCCGTGCTAAGTTTATTAAACGTGTTTGGCAAGGTGTAGAGGATAAAAAGTTTAAAACGGACTATTTTACTGCACCAATGCAAGGTGAGCAATTTATGGATCGGCACACTTCTCCCCGTGTTATCGTAATCGGTTAATAGGAAATATTATGTTTACCCAGTACTCAACGGTTCTCAAGCAGGTTCGTGTTAGCGATATCCGCGCTGGCAGTGTTGTCATAGTAAAGGGCAATTTTGGTTTGGGAATGTCACAAATTGTCTCGGTAGACTATGTGGAAGACAACATCAAAAACGGCAAGCCAGGCATTACTTACGGTCGCAGTTGGGCATACTTGGATCAAGTGGTTCAGGTGCTAAAGTACTAAACGGTTGACAATAAATCAGTTTGGATCTATAATATTTGTATTGAATCAACAAAAGGACACAAAATGACACAGTTTATTGCTAAAGGTTACATTGAAAACGGTGACTCGGCAGTTCTTTGGAGAATGGCCGACTATCATTATCAACTGGAAGTTGGGTTCGGAACACCTAGACAACGTTCTATTGATTTGACGGATACCGAGTATTATGATGCTTTTTGCATGTTGCAGGCAATTTGTGTGAAAGAAGTAGCAGTTGCGTAAAAAACCTCAAGGTTGACAATAAATTAGGTTCCCTGTATAATAGAATCTTAGACAGTTAAACAACGGAGTTCAAAATGCGTACACCAACTATCATCAACGGTCTGAAAAACTCTCAAAAATTCCGTGTGATTTTCAAGGGCGATGGCTCTGAAAATGACGTTGGGCTTTATATGACGGTCAAGCAAATGTCCGAAATGTTTGCTACGACTAATGCCCGATCATTGTGTTATGAAGCCCTTGAAATGTTGGCTTCTGAGCGTCAATCTACGAAATCCATTGTAGGGCTTGGTACCACGATTCGTGGTAAGCAAATTCAAGTTGATTTGGTTTAAAAGGAAGTATGATGAGTAGACTAGCATTTATTGGCCGCCCTTGGGTTGCGTTCGAAGCCAGCGATCCACAACACCGAGCGTGGTTCGCAGAGTTCCGCAAGTTGGGAACTTGGGGTAAGTGTCCTGTACGATTTATCATCCCGGATGACCATGGTGATCTTATTACTATGATTCAGCGGCGCCTGATTGATTACTATGTGGGCCAAGAGTTTGACCGTAGTGAGTTTACCCGAGCTAAAGTAGCTCCAATGACATACAGTCCTTTTGGTCTACCCAAGTCTGAAATTAACTAGGCTTATGAATGAAGCCTAAGATAGCCTTATTCCTAAATGATCCGGAATGTTCGGTTATATGTTGCGCCGGCATTTATGAGGCATTGTCTAGTCAATATGATATCCGTATTTTTACTCGGCATGATTTTTCTCCTAAAATACTAAAAAAAGCTGATATTATTGCTTTTCCAGGTGGCATTGGCAACAGTGGGTCCTTTGAAAACCTACTTGAAGATAAAGTTGATATTGTTAAAGAATATCTAGCTAAAGGTGGCAGGTATCTTGGTGTCTGCATGGGAGCATATTGGGCAGGGCATCACTACTTTGATATACTAGATGGCATCAAAGTAGTGCAGTATATCAAGAGGCGAGATACAGAAATTAAACGCAGTTATGCCACTGTAGCTGAAGTGATGTGGAATGGAAGTCTAGAAAATATGTATTTTTATGATGGATGTGCATTTGTATGCAAACCTCATAAAAACAAAACTATTGCTACATATGCTAACGGTGATTCAATGGCTATCATTCAAAACCGTATTGGATTGATTGGTTGCCATCCTGAATCATCACTATCATGGTATCGCCAACCGTATCTTGAATCGTATTGGCATGGGTTTCGGCATCATCAATTATTGCTAAATTTTGTTAATGATTTAATGGAAAGGTAATGGATAGTAATCAATTTGACCGTATAATTGCCATTTGGGGTTGGATTATTATAATTATTGTGCTACACTATGAGTATTGTAGGTAAACTATGAACGAAAAAATTGTTGACAAGGATTACTTAAAATGATTTGGAGTGCTATACTATTTGGATTCTTCTCAGTATTTGGCTGGAACAGTGGTCAAAAGATATGGGACAAATATATTGAACCTAAAATTGAAACACCGATACAAAAAGATTCTAAGGACAAAGAATGAGCAGGATTATTTTAAGTTGTGGTCATGAGGTAAATGATTTTACCCGTGCCTACCATGTCATGACCAAAAGCACAGATCGTTATGGCAATCGTGCCATAGAATATCAAACTGTTTGTGGTCCTTGCGAAGACCGGTACAGACAACAGGGTCAACTTTTTGATTTTGAAGAGGTTGCCTATATGTGGATTAGTAAAGATGAAAATGTGTGTGACCAGTTTTAAACTCTAAAGGAATTGATGATGGATATCAAATTAGATCGTGAAACAATCAGTGATGAATTATATAATAAACTCCTACAACATTTTGTTAACAAGGCTGTAGAACAGGGCGTGTTCGTAACCAAACACACTAAGTTTGAGGATTGGGTTCTCTCCTGTAGGGTAGAGAACACTGTGCATTGACAATAATTCTCACACCGTGTATACTTATTAACTCAACTGAAAAAAGGATCTAAAATGTACGAAAATGACCGTTCTCAAGAAGATTTTGATAACCTAGACTTTTTGATAGAACTAGACGCTCAAGGGCTTCAAGCATGGTTAGACGCCGCTGACGATGATGATTTGGTTTATGCTTTGGAACTACTTAGGCCAATTATTACGGACCTGACGCTGAAAGAATTGGCTATCCGAGATGTCGTGACCAACACCGATTTAGCCGATGAAGTTTTGGATAGAATCCGCAAGCTGGACTGACACTGAATTTGACAATAAATAGATTTGGGTCTATAATAGAGTATTAGACAGTTAGATAACGGAGTCACAGATGAGCGCAATGAGCAATCTTTATACAGAAATTCAGGAACTCTTGGAAGCAGGATTGTTTCCAACCGTGATCGCTAGCCGACTTGGGGTTCCGCTGAATTGGGTAGATCAAGTCCGTATGGATTTGGATCCCCCTGACCTTACTCCTGACAGCGAGGAGCAGTTCCAAGACTATGATTCAGCCTTCGCAGGTTGACAATAATTGGTCATTACTGTATAATAGATTCATACACTGAGAAAACGGAGTAACAAGTGGCACAAGTTCTAGTCAAATACGGCGAGTATCGTAATCTTCCCGTGGTGAATACGAAATTCACCCTTGTCAAAGATTTTCATCAAGGCAAGAAAGGTGCTTACATCACCGTTAAGAACGACGGTCAATTTCCAATCGCTATTAGCGTGGTGAAAGTTAAAGTAAATAATGTTAAGAATGTGGAATATCTTGATGGAGAACCTGTAATGGCGCAAGCTGTAGAATTTAAAGCACTAAAAACCCCCGCGATAGAGACCGAGCAAGAGGCAATGGATCGCATTGCTACCCGTTTTCAAATCCTTGATGACATGTCCAAGGCATGTATCAACGGCGATATCCGTGCAATGATTGTATCAGGTCCTCCGGGAGTTGGCAAGTCGTTTGGTGTTGAGACCCAGTTGGAAAAGGCCGCAATGTTTGACAAAATTGCAGGCAAGAGGGTTCGCTTTGAAATTGCCAAGGGTGCAATGACTCCAATTGGACTGTACTGTACACTGTACAAGTACTCTGATCCAAAGAACGTTTTGGTCTTTGACGATTGCGATTCGGTATTCCAAGATGACTTGGCTCTTAACATTCTCAAGGCTGCTCTTGACAGTGGTAAACGTCGGCGCATTTGCTGGAACTCGGATAGCTCTATGCTTCGCCGTGAGGGTATCCCCGAGGCGTTTGAATTCAAAGGTTCGGCAATCTTTATTACTAACTTGAAATTTGAGAATCTCAAATCTAAGAAATTGCAAGATCATCTCGAGGCTCTGCAAAGTCGTTGTCACTTTCTTGACCTGACGATTGACACGGAACGTGATAAAATTCTTCGTATCAAACAGGTTCATCGTGATTGCGACGGTGGTTTGTTCCGTGACTATGATTTTGAAGGTGACATGGGTGATCAGGTCCTCAACTTCATGGAAACAAACAAATCTAAACTCCGTGAATTGTCGCTACGTATGGCACTGAAGATTGCGGATCTGACTAAAGTGTCTCCGACAAACTGGCGTGTACTTGCTGAAAGCACTGTGATGAAACGCGGTTAATTATTGTCTCTCGTTTGAGGGGGAGAAATCCCCCTTTTTTTGCCTTTTAACTTGATTATTATTTTGGACTAGCGTATACTTGTAGGATGATAACAGACCCCGTTAAAATAACCATAGAAAATAATAAAATTTTAATGAGCTTACCATTCTCAAAAAATTTTATTAAAGATTTACGAAGCCAAGACATTTTTAGTTTAAAGTGGGATTACTCTAATAGTAGATACGAAGCGGTATTTTCAACAGACAGTATTAAAAGAATAATCCAAGTAGTTTCCGATCATTTTTCTACTATATTATATTGTCCTGTGGCAACCAAAGTGCTTGCCACTATTAATGAATATTCAAGAATTAAATATTGGCAACCTACTCTAGTATGTAGAAATGATTTTTATTACATTGCTGCCAGCAATGAACATTTATATAACGCAATCATAAATATTCCATTAAATAGCAATGTAAAAACAATATCATTACTTGCTGAATATGGAATAGCAGTTGACCAAGAATTGATTGAATCCGACAATAGATTGCTATTTGCATCTCAGTTTTTCACAAGAATTGATTACGACAAGACCGAAAATATAATACAGAGGTTGAAAGATATTGATTGTGATTGTGCAATCTTTGCTAATAGACCTTATACTGCTGTAGGTAGTACACTGTACACCGACTTAATAAAACAAGGGTTTCATGTAACAATAATGCATGATGAATTGAATTTAGATTTGGAATACAAAAAAGTTAAACGTCCAGTTATGATTAAATTTTTATCTAATTATCTGCCCTTTGATTACAGTTTAAATATTAAAAAGGTAATTAAAATTACCAATTCTTTACCGGTCTATGTTAAATGAAACAATGTAAAATTATAGTTAAGGACGAGGTTAACGTAAAGATAGAAGGATTAGAATTATCTGAACGTAAAGCCCTTGTAAAAATGTTTGAGTACGAGATACCTGGGGCAAGATATTTACCAAGTGTCCGATTGGGCAGATGGAATGGCAAAGTCAGCTATTTTAGTTTAGGTGGCAGTACATTTATTAATTTATTGCCCGAGATTCTTCCTATCCTAGATAGGGCAGGGTACGACATTGAATTAGAAGATATCAGAGAATATCGTACAACCTTTGAATTCGCGGAAGTGTCCGAGGCAACGTTTGCCCATAAAGTTTGGCCCAAAGGTCATCCTAAAGTGGGTGAGCCAATTGTACTTAGAGATTATCAAATTCAAATTGTCAATGATTTTTTAAGTAATCCACAAAGTTTGCAGGAAATTGCTACTGGTTCGGGCAAAACTATTATGACTGCCGCACTAAGTTATAGTGTAGAAAAATATGGTCGCAGTATTGTTATCGTTCCAAACAAAAGCTTGGTAACACAAACCGAAGCAGATTATAAAAACCTTGAATTAGATGTAGGTGTTTACTTTGGTGATAGAAAAGAAATAGGAAAAACTCATACTATCTGTACTTGGCAAAGTCTTAACAATATGCTTAAGAAAACAAAAGCAGCCGAGGCTGAGGTTCCAATTGGTGAATTTTTAGATGGTGTAGTATGTGTAATGGTTGATGAGGTCCATAGTGCAAAGGCAGACGGCCTTAAAACACTATTGACAGGAGTAATGTCACACATACCAATTCGTTGGGGATTAACTGGAACTATTCCTAAAGCTAAGTTTGAAGCTCAGGCTTTGTTTGTAAGTTTGGGTCCCGTAATAAATAAACTTTCTGCTAGTGAACTACAGGACCAAGGAGTTCTAGCCAAGTGTCATGTGAACATTGTTCAACTGCAAGATAAGGTAGAATTTTCAAATTATCAAAGTGAACTAAAACATTTACTTGAAGATAAAACTAGACTAGACAAAATTGCAGACTTGATAGATAAGATTAAAGATTCAGGTAACACTCTAATTTTAGTAGACCGAGTTAACGCAGGAAATGAAATCGTAAGTAGAATCCCTAACAGTGTTTTTATTAGCGGTGAAACAAAACTAACGGAGAGAAAGGACGAGTATGACAGTGTGGCAATTAGCGATGGAAAGGTTTTGGTGGCGACTTACGGTGTGGCCGCTGTGGGTATTAACATCCCCCGCATTTTTAATTTGGTTCTTATTGAGCCCGGAAAAAGCTTTGTCCGCGTTATACAGAGTATCGGGCGAGGCATTAGAAAGGCAGAGGATAAGGATCACGTGGAGATCTGGGATATAACTAGCAGTTGCAAATTTGCCAAACGCCATTTGACACAACGAAAAGTTTTTTACAATGAAGCCTCATATCCGTTTTCAATTGAAAAATTAAATTATAAATGATATACTCATAATATGAACATACTAACCTTAGACAATCAATACTACAACCTAGAAAATCTTCCTGAGGAAATCGATGACCTTAGGTTCGCTATACTAGACAACTCTAATCCAGCTAACGTAGACTATCATTATATCCCATTAATCTTTTTGGAAAGCTTTAATAGTCCTGCACTTGTACTTCAGATTGGTGATCATAAAATTAAAATGCCAGTTGATTGGCAAATACTAATTGGTGAAAAAGAACATGGTGATCTAGAAACACTACCTCTGACTAGTATAAATGATAGGGGATTTTCAGCATTTGAATTTAATCCTCTGTCATCATTTAGTCCCAGCTTTCTACCAATTGAGATAGTAGACATTTATCATGACGTAACTTGGTATGCACCTAGATTAAAGAATGGTCAATTTTTGTGTGTGCCGCTTGAACTCGGCCCTAAACCCCAATGTGCTTATTTTGTAAAAGAAGTAAGCCGTAACTGTGAATTGGTTGATTATAATCAGGCATTTTAATGGCAAAAGAAAAAGTAGCTACTGACGAAAAATTTGACAAACAGGATTTTGACTTGTTTGAGGCCCTTAGTGCTTTAGATAAAAAAGACTATGGGTATTATGATAGACTAACTACAGAACAGAAAAAGAAGTTCGTACCTTTTATGATGCTGCATTGGATGAGTGCTATTAAAGGTTCTAAAGATTTACAAAGCTACTACTTACAAAGTGTAGATTATCATACTAATAAATATTTCCTTAATGAAACTGTATCTAAGCATCCTAAACTACAATGGCTAATGTTATGCGCTAGTAGCCCTGGCTTAGGTAAACAGTTTCATCAATGGATCCCTCATATCAAAGACCGAGTAAGTAAACTCAAAGAACCTGCTAAATTAAAAGACACTAAAGAGTATTTTACTAAAATTTATCCTAAAGCTAATAAGGAAGAATTACAAGAAATTACTATTACCTTTGTTGAATCACAAAATCGTAAAATGCATTTGGCAAAGTTATTCCCTAACCTAAAACTTGAAGATATAGAAGTCTTAAATACCTTAATTACCGATGCTGATATTGAAACCTATGAAAGAGACTTGGGAAACTAAACCTTATTCTTGCGAGTTTTGTAAGAGATCCTTTCGTAGAGAATCCACGATAATTTCACATATCTGTGAGTCCAAACATCGTTGGATGGATAAAGATAAGCAAGGTAATAGATTGGGTTTTCAATCTTGGATAGAATTTTATAAGAAAAATTCTACTAGTAAAAAACAAAAAACATATGAAGAATTTATCCGCAGTGCCTATTATACTGCATTTGTAAAATTTGGTTCGTATTGTGTAGATGTAAATGTATTAAATGTAAGTAGGTACATTGATTGGCTATTGAAAAATCAAATTAAAATTGACGCATGGTGTCAAGATACTAATTATACTAAATTCTTAATTGAGTATTTGCGTATAGAAGATCCTCTAGATGCTGTTGCTAGAAGTATTGAAACTACTATCAATATGGCAGAAGTTGACCGAATTCTTAGTAAAGATTATTTGAGATATGGTAATTCAAATAAGATTTGTTATGCGATTACTACAGGTAAATTGAGTCCATGGATTCTTTATCATAGTAATAGTGGAAAAGAATTCTTAGACAAACTAGATGAATCGCAAATTAAAATGGTAATTGATTATCTGAATCCTGAACTATGGGCAATTAAATTTAAACGTGAACCTGAAAAGGTTGATGAAGTTAAATCATTATTAACTATGGCAGGTTATTAATGCATTGTATAAGAATTTGTTGGCAAAAGGGTGATACTATTACCAATTGGGATGAAATCTGCATATGGGCTATAGAACAATTTGGGTTACCCGGGACTAAGTTTACAGCACATCCCACACAAGATTACATGGATTTTTTATTTTCCGATGAAAAAGATGCTATACATTTTTCATTAAGGTGGTTATGAAAGCAGTTGTAAAAGTTTATGGAAAAGAATGGGCACTAGTTCTACATTGGCTTAAAGAAAACATCGGCCAGATGTTGCATAGTCGACCAATTATCTTTTGGCATGGCAATGGTTGGCACATGACATTGGGAAGAGATATAGCACCACATGGTGCCATTGGTGATAGTGTTATCACAGTAGAGTTTGATAAACCCATAGACGCAACGTGGTTTGGATTGGTTTGGATATGAACATTAAGCCCTTTCAAGACTATGATGACGATGATCCAAATTTTGAACAAAGGATTAATCGTTGGAAATATTGGACTGCGCTAAAAGTGGTACGCAATGAATATATGGAATCAAAAAAAGATTTTGACGCATATGAGTTTGAAGATTACCTAGAAAAACACTATGGTATACGAATGAATTTGGTCAATGGTAATATTACTGATGGATATCAAGTTGTTGATGAGAAAAAGTTTTTGATATTTTTACTAAAATTTTAATGCCAACTGTTACATTGTATAATAAACATACTAGTGAGATCAGTGGTATAATACATGAATTAAAAACGCATGGTCTTATTGCCAATGAACACTATGAATTTAGATATTATCCTGGTACTTGGGATTACATGATAGGTGAAGTACCAAAAAAATGTGAATTTACTTTTAAAGATGATAAACTAGCTAGTTGGTTTCTATTAATATGGGGGTAACATATCATCACTATGAAGGACCTACGTGGGACTTGACCAAAGTAGGATGGTATGAATGCCGAATCAATGCTATAAGACAAGATAGATTTGAACATTTTTCTGATATTATTGAATGGCTATATGAAAAAATTGACAAGTGTGAGCGACATTCTAGGTGGATATTAAGCCATACCGAAATGTGTTTTAAATTTAGATATGAACGTGATTATTTGCTTTTCATGCTGAGGTGGGGATGAAACTATTAAAAGCTAATCAAGCCGATAGCCTAGTAGTCATAATAAGAGACTATGAATTTTTTGATGGGGATACTACCGAAGATATGGATGAATGGTGTTGGCAAACATTCGGATATCATCCCAGAGAAGGCATGGTCCTGACATTTCGTGACCCCAGCCATACCAATTGGTTTATGTTGAGATGGGCATGAATCATATAGAACGACATCGCCGTAGTAGCGAACTTAAATATGAGGTTAATACAGATATAGAACCATATATAGTAGATGCTTGGTTAGAGAAAAATGTTGGGCCTGAGTGGGATGCTTTTAAAAACCGACATGGAGTTTGGTCAGTTCTTTGGGCGGGACCTAGGTCAGAAACTAAATATGTTTATTCTTTTGCAGAAGAGCGTGATGCAGTGTTTTTCGCATTGCGATGGTTATGATTGTTGTTTTTTTCACAACGGCTTGACAGAAATTTGGATAGGATGTATAATATATTCATACACTGAAAAACGGACCCAAAGATGAACGACCTTATTAAACAATTTGCCATTGATTGTGCCGGCCAAAAGGTCTGGGACTTTCCAAAAGATCCTAAATCTTACACCTTCACTCCTGATGAAGTGACAAGGTTTGCCAATTTTATTGTATACGATTTCCTAAGCGAATTGACCAACGATGACTCATTGGGTTCGGCTAGGATTGACAGTATTCGCCGATTGGCTGAACGATATGGAGTGGCACGATGATGTATTACAATCTCAAGTATCGTTGCTTGCCTAAAACCACATACTACGTGACTTTAGGTAAATTTATCGACCAAGTTGGTGGTGGCTGGGGCAATTTAACTAGCACTCACAGTTTGGGACGAGCAAGGTTTTATGCTAAAAAAGCAAAACTTAAATTTCGCCAAATTGATGTTAAGACTCGAGGCAAGGAGCATTATGTGTTACAGAGTAGTTGGAATTGAATGATGGAAACAATGGACACACTAATAGAACATATACATGATACTGGCATTAACTTGCCTGAGGACATGACTGACTATCAACTACGCATCCTATGCGAAGTTGTGATTAGGTACTGCGATGAGCATGTTAAAGCGAGTTTGTGGGCCGAGCCTGGTGATTTGTTGGATCACTTTGAATTGGATCGACTCGACCGTGATGATGAGGATGAAGAATGAACGAACTTACACCAGACCAACACAGGATATTAGTTGGTGCTATTCACGATTCTGCCACTGTTGTACATAAAGGACGAATGATGAACGAACGAATTAAAGAACTTGCTGAACAAGTATATGGTTCAGCACACTATGATGATTTCAAGTTCGCCGAGTTGATTGTGCGGGATGCTGTGCTTTCCGAGCGTGAGGCGTGTGCGAAGGTAGCCGACCGACAAAACGGTGACGATGAGCAAGATCCGGAGTCCTGCGTCTGGAGCAAGGCTGCCCGTCATATCGCCGCCGCTATCCGTGCAAGGGGGAGTGAATGAATGAACGAATCAAAGAACTTGCTCTACAGGCTGGTGACTATGTTAATGAAGTATATACTCCACCTGTTAGAAGCAAGACTCCTGGCAAGATTTGGGAAGATGGACATGTGGATTGGTATACTCAATTTAATGAAAAGTTCGCCGAGTTGATTGTCAAGGAATGTATGAGAATGTGTGAGGTTGCTCAAGTAGGGTATCTTACACACGGGCTAGAAAAAGAAGCATCGGGTGCTTATTCTGTCAAACAATACATTGAAGAATATC